CGTTTCGTAGACGAGGAGGACCCTGAAGAGGATGGTTATTATTGATATGAATCAGGTTATGATTAGTAACCTGATGGCACAGATCAAACAAAGTGAACTGAACGAAAAACTGGTGAGGCATATGGTCCTTACCAGTCTTCGTTCTTATGAGAGACAATACACCGAAGAATATGGTGAAGTTGTTCTCGCATACGATAGCAGACACTACTGGCGTAAGGACATCTTTCCTTTCTACAAAGCAAGTAGAAAGAAAGCAAGAGCAGAATCATCTCACAACTGGACAGCAATCTTTGAAGTCCTAAACAAGATCAGAGATGAGATCAGAGAATACTTTCCTTACAAAGTAGTAGAAGTCCATGGTGCTGAAGCAGATGATGTAATCTCTACACTCTGTAAGAACAAAGAACCACTGGACAAGATTCTTATTCTATCTGGGGATAAGGATTTCATTCAATTGCAGAAATACCCAGGCATTACACAGTACAATCCAATCACGAAAAGACCTGTAGCACACGATGATCCTTGGCAATATATCAAGGAGCATGTGATGCGTGGTGACAAGTCAGATGGTATCCCTAACTTCCTGTCAGATGATGACACATTTGTTGCAGGAGTCAGGCAGAAACCTATCAGTCAAAAGAAGGTAGCGAAGTGGGTCACACAAGAACCATCACAGTTCTGTGACAACACACAGCAACTTGCGAACTATCATCGCAACCGTAACCTGATTGATTTTGATTGTGTTCCTGAAGAGATCGAGCAGAAAATTCTCGATGAATATAACTCGATAAATATCAGTGGAAAGAAAGTTCCTTTGGAATACTTCAAGGAACATCAACTGAATGATCTGTTGCAGGAATTCTTTTTTCGTAGTTCATCACCATTTACAAAATGAATTTGCTTATTAATGAAGTGCTCCAGAAAGTGAGCAATGCGAAGACCAAGGCAGAGAAGAAGAAGTTGCTATTGCAATACAATACTAATGCCCTTCGTGCTCTCTTGATTGCAAACTTTGACGAGAGCATCGTCAGCATGCTGCCACCAGGAGAGGTCCCCTACACCGTCAACGATGCCCCTGAAGGGACGGAACACTCGGTCCTGGAGAAAGAGTACCGAAAGCTGTATCTCTTCTTCAAGGGCGGTAGCAGCACCCTTAAACAGTCCCGACGTGAGGAACTGTTCATCCAGATGCTAGAGGGTCTGACTGCTGGTGAAGCAGAGGTTCTGACTCTGGTCAAGGATAAGAAACTGGGTAAGCGTTGGAAGATCACCAAAGCAGTGGTGTCCGAGGCATTCCCTCACATTCAATGGGGGAATCGCGGCTGATGGGAAAAGGAATCAAGATGCTGCATCAGGAATGTGATCCTACCCTTTGCCAGGATCGCAGTCTTCCATACTCTGCTTACATGGTAGAGTATTCTCAAGATGGTATCACCAAGTTTGATATCGTAACTGCTCCTGGACGTGTGGATATCTTTGATCACTACTGGGACATGTATGGTAAAGACTTTGTTACCATGACACAGACAGAGGGGAGAGCCAACCCCAAACTTTGGGTGGACCCTAACGAACCACCAAAGAATAAAAAATAGTTAAATGTAACAGTCGATACATTTGACAAATGCTATATAGTAGTGCTATACTATAGCAATCGTTCATCTTATGATCAGTATCCTACTGGCATTGACCCTTGCCCATCATCAAGACGGTTCCCCCTACGGGTGGCACATGTCATGTGAAAGGTTCCTCCAACGTCGTGTGGAAATTCAGATGGATCCCAACCTAGACCAACGGTCGAAGTGGGCTTTAATTGGATATCTCAAGACAAAAGTGGAAGGTCAGTGCGAAGGATCTTATACATAAGACGCAAGTAAGTCGCGGAACGGAGCGTTCATCCCATGATACCAGAATTACTTCTGTATACAACTCTATCATGCCAGCAAACCGATGCTATCATGTTGAGGATTCGGGCAAACAAATACATCGACGATGTATTGAAGATCGAGTTGGTTGATACCGTAAAGGAATCAAACCCAGAATGTGATTGGTATTGGTCTGATCACGAATAGGTGGTTGGATTGGGACGCAAACGACTGAAGGAACGGGGATTAAACCACCCTAACTTCAGAGGACATACTCATGAACACCTTAACTCTCATCAAGAAGCAGATCCAGAAGGCAGCGGCACTTCACGACGCACAAATCACTCACACCTCTTACCGTGGTGTTGGGTACGATCAGCGTTGTGTAGAAAGCAAGGAAGCTCATGGCACATTCTGCTATCGCGGTCGCACCTACGTTAAGTGATCGACATGCAAGCACTACAATTAGTTGGAGTAACATCCCTAGGTTGTGCAGCATTCATCGCATTACTTTACGGTGAGATCCTCCTCCTACAAAAGATGTAGGGGGAAAGATGCTGAAGATCAGATTTGAATATGATCTTCCAGTCTATGATTCTGCTAAACACGATCCAGATAAAGTCTTTAGACTCTTGACTTATCGTGGTATAACATATGCCAAAATGGTTTATCTAAAATCACGAGGCACGTCCAGCTGGAAAGTGAATCAATAAAACTTAATACGTTTTCGTTAAGAGAGGTATCGTTACCTCTCTTTTTTTGTGGTAACACATCAAACAACTGTAATATCTACTACAATAGTCCTATATAATATAGCATTATCGGAGGTAGTCATGAACCAAACCCCCTCTCTATATTATTTGATCAGTCGAATTGGAGGTGGATATGCACACACTACTGTCACGAAATCAACTTGACGAATGGAGACATCTAGAAGACACACTTGACAATCTACAAACAGAAAATCAAAAACTAGATGACTACTATGAATGTCTAATTGAATGTGACGCGCTAAACCAGACACAATGTAAGAGAATCTGCAGAAGAATCTTAATGTAATACTTTCGGAGGGGTTGCAACCCCTCTTTTTTTATGCTACTATATAATTAAAGGGAGTACACATGGACAGAGAGAGATTAAAATTAATCCACAAGAATCTTAAGTCTTTGCTCAATGCTTTAGAAGCAGAGATCTATTCCGACCCCAATGCATACATCAAATCGGATCGCCATGATGTGTCAGCTGCTTATGCTAGATACGATGGAGACGATGATGGCTATGCAGACTAACCAATCTATGATATAATATGAAGAAGCTATCAAAGGTCAGGCGACTGAAGAAAGCAATGAAAAACATCAACACCATGACTTCTGAAGAAATTCAGACAGGGGTGAGTGATCTTTATGATGCAATGCTTGAACGAGCACTAATCAAAAACGAACAGAAACGAAAAGGATTTGGGTATGACATCAGTGAATCTCGTAAGCGTGACTCCCGAGGCGGAGCAGACGATGGGGTACGTAGCGAGGGTGAGCAATCCAGCGAACCAGGAGAACCCGAAGGTAGCGGGACTCCTTAAGTATTGCGTACAACATCAGCACTGGTCTGTCTTTGAACAGGCATACATGACGCTTGAGATAAATACAACACGCGGTGTAGCAGCTCAAGTGCTGCGTCACCGTTCGTTCACATTTCAAGAGTTTTCCCAACGCTATGCAGACTCATCTCTGCTAGGCGAGATCCCACTACCTGAATTGCGACGACAGGACACAAAGAATCGACAGAACTCTATTGATGATATCGATCCCTTTGTCCGTCAAGAGTTCCAGATCAAAATGCAACAGCACTTTGATGCAGGAATGAAACTCTACAAGCAAATGCTTGACGCATCAATTGCAAAGGAGTGTGCTCGTTTTGTACTACCCCTCGCCGTGCCAACAAAAATCTACATGACAGGCTCATGCAGATCATGGATCCATTATATCGATCTTCGCTCGGCACATGGTACACAGAAAGAACACATGGACATTGCAGAAGGTGCTCGCAAAATCTTTATTGAACAATTCCCTACAGTATCCGAGGCTTTAGAATGGCAATGACTGAACCAATCACAGTTGATGATTACAAAAATGTAAGTGATGAGTTCTTCGCGAAGTATAACTACGTTGTAGAACGACTTGGACCAGGACCCACAAAAGCAGAAGACGTGCTGAAAGTAATGGAGGCACTGACTGGTTGTGTGATGAAGGAACGAGTTAAAGAAAAGGTTGGACCATTTGGATTCAACAAGAAACCACAAGAGGAGGAAGAAGATGCCGACGTATCCAGTTAAGAACACCCAGACTGGGGAGACTAAAGAACTCCACATGTCTGTAAGAGAATACGATCAATGGAGACTGACCAATCCTGACTGGGATAAAGACTGGCAAGCAGGTGTTGCTGGTGTTGGTGAAGTCGGTGAGTGGAAACACAAGATGAGTAAAACTCATCCAGGATGGAACGATATCATGACTCGTGCATCCAAAATCAGAAATTCAACTATTGAGTGGTGACCCATGCCTAGAGCAAGAAAGCGTAATCAACCTGACATTAATGGTATGTCTACAAAGCAAATGAAAAGGAAGAAACCTGTCAATTCTTCCTATCTCCTACCAATTGAACCACTCACAGACAATCAAAGATTGATGTTTGATGAGTATGGTAAGGGGCAAAATATCTATGCTTATGGGTGTGCTGGTACAGGTAAAACATTTGTTGCGTTGTACCTTGCTCTCCGTGATGTATTAGATGAGGACACCCCATATGATAAAGTTTATATCGTTAGATCCTTGGTCGCTACGAGGGAGATCGGTTTCCTACCAGGAACCCATGAAGATAAAGCATCTTTGTATCAGATTCCTTACAAGAACATGGTAAAATACATGTTCGAGATGCCTGATGACAACAGCTTTGAAATGCTGTATGAAAATCTGAAGGCACAAGAAACTGTATCATTCTGGTCCACCTCATTCCTCCGTGGTACTACACTGGATAACTCCATTGTTATCATCGATGAATGTCAGAACTTAAACTTCCACGAACTTGATTCAATCATGACTCGCTGTGGTCAAGACACAAAGATCATGTTCTGTGGTGATGCTCGTCAGTCTGACTTGCAAAAAGCAAATGAGAAGTCAGGTATCATTGACTTCCAACGTATTCTTCAGGACATGGATGAGTTTTCTCTAGTCGAGTATGACATTGAAGACATCGTTCGTTCTGGTCTAGTCAAATCCTATCTCATTAGTAAAATTAACTTGGGTCTTTAATGAATATCTTTAATCATGTTGGTGATCTAACACCAGTTGAGATGGTAACTGAAACCATCGATGGTAAGCGATACTATGTCACCCCTACTGGTGGTAAGTATCCATCGATCACCACTGTGATTGGTAATAATTCAAAGAAACAAGCAGGTCTAGCTAAATGGAGGAGACGGGTAGGTGACAAGGCAGCGACAGCCAAATCTACTCGTGCTTCTGGTAGAGGTACACGCTACCATAAACTGGTTGAAGACTACATCAACAATGAACTTGATACCACAAAGTACAAGGACATGCCTCTTCCCTGGTGCATGTTTCATTCATCTCGTGAAGTTCTTGATCGTATAAATAGGGTATATCTACAAGAGGCGGCACTATACTCTGATTATTTACAAATTGCAGGAAGAGTTGACTGCATTGCAGAGTATGAGGGGGAACTTGCCATCATTGATTTCAAGACAGCGGAAGCACCGAAGAAGGAGCAATACCTTTACGACTATTTTGTACAAGAATGTGGCTACGCATGTATGCTGCAAGAAGTATATGGTTTGTCAGTAAAGAAGTTGGTTACTATTGTTGCTTGTGAAAATGGTGACACTCAAGTGAAAGTTATGCCGCCCAAGAAAGAATATCTTTTCAAATTACAAGAGTACATCCAAGAATACCAGGGAAAATATGCTAGACAAACTGGAGGATAAATTTATGACTACTGCAAAATTCTCTCAAGACATAGAGAAAATTGCATTTGATAATGCAATGAACTACATTGATGCAATCGTGTTTTACTGCGAGACTCATGACATTGAGATCGAATCAGTTCCTAAACTCATTAGCAAACCACTTAAGGAAAAACTTAAGTACGACGCACAGAAACTAAATTACATTAAGAAAACTAGTAGAGCTAAACTATTGTTGGTATGACTGATTTCTTTAAGTCGGAGATGGTCAAAGGTGACCTACAAGAACTTGCAACCATGCAAGAGTATTGTATGAGAGCAGCGATGACATTTCCTGCGTTATCTCCCGAAAGAAAACTAGAATATTTCGATGTGTTACAAGAGATGATCGTCAAGCAGAAGGTCTTCTATACTAGACTGAAGTTGTCTGATGATCCCGAGGCAATTGACATGGCAGACAGCATTAAACAAGCTGCTGTCATGTTTGGGGCGTCCGAAGACGAGGACGCTAACGTTGTCTTTGATGAGCTGGTCGAAAAGATCGAGGTCATGAGAGACACACTCAAGGCAGAAGGGTATTGACCCCGACTTCTGCCTGTGTTATAATACGATCGTGACGGGGGTCACATAAGCCACATCCTAACATCCAAAACATCCATGTCTAATTTCGCAGAACTTAAGCGCAAGTCCCAGAGCAACTTTGATTTCCTCCAGAAGGAACTTCAGAAGTCCACCAATGCAAACAGCAGCGGCGACGAGAGACTCTGGAAGCCCGCACTTGACGCTACTGGTAATGGTTACGCCGTCGTCCGTTTCCTGCCAGCACCCGAGGGTGAATCCCTCCCCTGGGCAAAGCTCTACAACCACGCCTTCCAAGGTCCTGGTGGTTGGTTGATCGACAACTGCCCCACCACTAAAGGTGAGCAGTGCCCTGTCTGTGCCGCCAACAACAAACTCTGGAACAGTGGAGTCGAGAGCGACAAGGAGATCGCTCGCAATCGCAAGCGTAAACTCTCCTACTACAGCAACATCTATGTCGTCAAGGATTCTGCTAATCCTGACAACGAAGGCAAGGTGTTCCTCTACAAGTATGGCAAGAAGATCCACGACAAGGTTCTTGCCGCAATGCAACCCGAGTTCGATGATGAAACCCCTGTCAATCCTTTTGACCTGTGGGAAGGTGCTAACTTCAAACTGAAGATCCGTACCATTGGTGGTTATTGGAACTACGATGCTTCCGAGTTCGCAGCACCTTCTGCATTGAGTGCTGATGATGACGAGATGGAACAACTCTGGAAGCAAGCATACAGTCTGGAAGCATTCACTACTGCCGATCAATTCAAAGCATATGATGAGATCGAGAGCCGTATGAATACTGTGCTCGGTGTCTCACGTCCTGTCCAACAGGCACAGTACGAGGAGGATGAGGATCCTATCCCTACCACTGGTGGGTTTAACGCTCCTGATATCACCCCCAAAGCACCAGCACCTACTGTCTCCACTGGTGAGTCAGACGATGACGATGCACTCTCATACTTCCAGCGACTCGCTGAAGAATGATAAGATTAACGGGGGGTCACACCCCCGTTTTTTTAAGCTTAACTGAAATGTAGTCTGAAGATTTGATGTACTTGTTTTTAGACTTAAACTCGTTGATAAATCCTGGAATCAAATCACCCTTCAGGATATAAATTTCTCTTTTCTTTTCGTTCTCTTTTATCTCATGCTCTAGTGCAGTCACTGCATATGATACAGAACTACCTGGCACCGTTACATTGGTAGACCCATCAAAGTATGTGAAAGAACTGTCGTAGAACTTCTTCGATACTTTTAGACCACCCTCTAGAGCAACAACTTTTTTCCTTTGATAACTTTCATCAGAGATCATTGTCTGATCAGTCTTTACTTCCCTGGTCTCGTAGTATAAAATCTCGGAGTAAGGATCATCATATTTCTTTTCAGCATACTTCCTCACAGTATACTCATCCATTGGCCAATCAAACAGAGGATTGACTAGGTTGTTTGTGATTGCAATGATCCAATCAAAGTTTGGATTGTCGTAGAATTTTTCAGCAACATTGTCGAGGCGT